CAAAAGAGTTGTCTTTGTTATATACGTCTATCAAGGAAGATGGCTATACGCAACCAATCGTTACTATCTATGATGCCGAAAGAGATGTTTATGTGATAGTTGATGGCTTCCACCGTAATTTTGTAGAGAAGAAATATCCTGACATAGCAGAAAAATGCTTGGATTATTTACCAATCGTTGTCATGGATAAAGACATCAACCAACGAAAAGCATCAACAGTTCGTCATAATCGAGCAAGAGGTTCCCATTCTGTTGATGGTATGGTTAATATCATTTTTACCATGATGAGAGATGGCTGTTCAGAACGAGAGATTTGTGAGAAGTTAGGATTAGAAGCCTCAGAATTTGAAAAGCTCAAGCATATTACAGGATTTGCCAAAATCTTCAAAAACTACAACTATTCGGCTTCTATATCAAAATTCGTTAGTTACGACAATCTCCACAAAAAGCAAGAATGAGAAAGTTCTTGATGTACTTGACTCGTTGGCAGCTCAGCACACCTAGCCTTGCGATAGTGGTAAATCTCACAATCGAGAAGTGTGGTAGCTTAGTCAGTACAATAATAGCGAACTTGATTGGTGGTATTATCTTTTACAAAGTAGATAAATTTATCTTTAATAAGAAATCAGATGAAAATACAGAAAGTAAAACTCAGTGACATATTCCCTTACTACAACAATCCGAGGGATAACTCCCGTGCCGTGGAGCCAGTGATGGAAAGTCTCAAGAAATTCGGATTCATCAAGCCTATCATGGTGGATAAGAACATGATGATTATTTGCGGACATACACGCTATATCGCCGCTTATCAGGCAGGGTGTGAGTATGTGCCTATCATCGTTTCGGATATGCCCGAAGAACAGGCTAAACGCTACCGAATCTTGGACAATCTGATTGCCGAGAAGTCCTCATTCGACGAAACACAACTGATTGAGGAACTGAAGAAGATGAAGGCTCCAAAGGAAATGCAAGCCTTTTTCTTTGAGGACATCGACACGATGCTTAACTTCTCCTACGACCAGTTCAATCAGCAAGTCAGTGATGCAGGTGGATTTACAGATTTGTCCGACTATGGCAATACATACACTGAAAGCGAAGAGCCAATCGAAGAAACATCGGATGGTGAATTTTTGGAAGATGAAGAGGAGGACCCAGCCGATGGTCTTTTTCAGCGCAAGACTCGTGAAGATGGCACAAGCTACATGAAAGTGGTTTGTCCATATTGTGGTAACATTGAAGAAATCAAATTAGACTAAGACTATGGCAAAAGGCAGTGGTGGAACAAGAACCAATAGTCCGCATACGGGTTATAATGGAGCTATTCAAAAGATAAACAGTAAAATCAAAGGTGACTTCACTCCTAAATCTGTGTTTGGTCATACATTAACATTAGGCGACAATGCAGGTGTTAGTAAATTACGTTCTTGGTTGACAGGAGGGACAGACCCTTATGATATTAACTTTAGAAAGCTTGATGAAGTTTTGAGTGCAAGAGGAAAGGAAGTCGATGTCAAAACATCTGACATTTACCCTATCCAAAAATATCTCAATAAAGAACAGGTTGCGAGATATATAGCTAATCCTTCACAAAATCTTTCTAATCGAAAACTAAGTGTTACAGGTTACCGATTGCCAAACGGGAAAGTATTGCTTGACGATGGACATCATAGGGTAGCCGCTCAAATAATTAATGGTTCGAAAACTGTAAAAGTAAGAGTGGTAGATATTAATGATTATTACGCATCCAAATTCTTTAGAAGCATAATAAAAAAATAAACTATGGCAGATATTAAGTTAAAAGAAAACATTATCGAGATAGATATTGACAAGATAATTCCACACAAATGTTCTCACAAGACCGAATCGAGTATCAATTACTTAGTGGAGTCTATCAAGGACTTTGGTATCACCCAACCTATCACTATTGACAAGAACAACGTAGTCGTAACAGGAAATGGCGTGTATAAGGCGGCAAAAATCGCAGGTCTTACAAAGATACCATGCATCGTGCTTGATGACCTCACAGACGAAGAAATCGAGCAATACCGCATTGCTGACGATAAGACACAAGAGTTTGCGCAATGGAACGAAAAGAAATTGCGCAAGGAGCTGTCCTATCTCGAAGACCCATCAAGTATGCAACCTTATTTTGATAGGGACATTCTCGGTATGCTCGGATTCAGTTCTAAGCCAAAGCAAGTTGACACCTCGAAGATTGAGGAAGCGAAGCCTGAGGTTAAGAAGAACGTTGTTTCAGACCAAGAGCGAGACAATAATTTCAGAGACCAAATCCGTCAAATCGATGTCGATATGATTGTGAAGCCAGCTGAATACATTGAGTACACCTGTTCTAAGTGTGGTAAGTTAGTTAAAGTAAAATCAAATTGATATGGCAGAGCAAATAGGAATGGTACACAAAATGCCAAGACCCATAGGAAGACCTCTCCGCTTTAAGAACGCAGAAGAGATATGGGATAAGTTTGTGGAGTATTGTGACTACATTGACAATAACCCTTGGCAGTTGAAATCGGCAAGTAATAGCATCGACTCCACATCTTCCGACAAGGACAAGGTAAAAGTAAACGATGTCAAGCGAAACGGAATGCGCCAAGATGTTCGTGTCTTTAAACGTGCATACACTTTGTACGGATTCTGTGCCTTTGCAGGTATCTGCTACAAGTGGGCTGTTTTTAAGGCTAACTATTCACGAAAGGGCGAGAACTTCAAGAACGTGATTGAGCAAATCGAGAACGTGGTTTGCGCTCAGCAAGTGGATGGAGCCATGATTAACCAATTCAACGGAAGCCTAGTGGCACGTCTCAACGGCATTGCAGACACGACAATACAGGAAATCGTGGGTAAGGATGGTGAAGAATTTAAATGGCCTAAACTCACTCTTGAGGACATCGAAACACTGAAGAAAGCTAACGGATTGTAGAATTGGATTTTGAGAAGCAAAAACTGATTCATAGGCAATTACTCTTATCCTCACCGATAAACTTTGCCTCAAAGATGTTTGCCTATATCAACAAACGACCATTTGTGATAGGCAAACATCATCTTCTCATGTCTAATGCTCTGATGAAAGTAGTGCGTGGCGAGACACAAAAGCTCATAATCAACATAAGTCCACGATATTCAAAAACCGAAATGGTTAGCCGAATGTTCATTGCATACGGCTTTGCACTCAATCCAGCATCTAAATTCTTGCATCTTTCCTATTCGGGAAATCTCGTCTCTGACAATTCTCTTGCGGTCAAGGATATAATCAATTCTGACTACTTCCAAAACTGCTTCGATGTTCATATAAGGAGAAACGAAAATACACGAGCGAAGTGGAGTACCACGGCAGGAGGTGGAGAGTATGCAACATCTACACTCGGACAGATTACAGGTTTCGGTGCAGGTCAAGTCGAGCCGACCGAAGAAGAAATTGCCAATATAGATGAACACACGGCTACGTTCAATCCCGGTCACTTTTCGGGTGCAATCGTGATTGACGACCCATTAAGACCTGACGACGCATTATCTGATGTGGTACGAGAATCAGTCAATAGAAGATTTGAAACCACTATCCGTAACCGTGTAAACTCACGAAAGACACCTATCATCATCGTTATGCAGCGACTCCATGAGCATGACCTATGTGGCTATTTGCAAGAGATAGAGCCCGATGATTGGGAGGTGCTTTCAATACCTGTTATCAGCAAGAACGAAAAGGGAGAAGAGGAAGCCTTGTGGCCGTTCAAACACACATTGGAAGAGCTTTACAAAATTAAGAAAGCATCCGATTTCGTCTTTGAAACGCAGTATATGCAAAATCCTACTCCATTGGAGGGCTTGATGTATAGGAAATTCAAAACGTATGATTTTCTGCCTGCACCAAAGGATTGCGTGTTCAAAGGCAACTATACCGACTCGGCAGATACAGGTTTCGACTTTCTTTGTTCGATATGCTTCAACGCACACCCAGAAGGGTATTACGTCACTGATATTATCTACACGAAGAAAGCGATGGAATACACGGAGCCAGCCACGGCAAGTATGTTCGCCAAGAACGAAACTGAGATAGCCTTTATTGAGAGTAATAATGGTGGTCGCTCTTTTGCACGAAATGTAGAAGCCTTGACGCGCTCTTACGGGAATAAAAAGACGAGATTTGTTACGTTCTCACAAAACAAGAACAAGCAAATAAGGATATTCACACGTTCCAACGAGGTATGCAATTTGCTTATCTTCCCATCAAATTGGGAAAGGCGATGGCCTGAGTTCTATCACGACCTTACCTTTTATCGAAAAGAGGGATATAATGCTCATGACGACGCACCAGATGCTTGCACGGGTATCATAGAAAAAGCAGGAGATTACATGAACAGTTCTTCAGACGAAGAGTTATTAAGGGATTTCTTATAACATAACCTGTAAGGGTTTGCAGAGTAATGAAAATACAAATAGAGAAATGAAGTAAACCAATTAAGCATGTTCAATCATGCATAATGTGCAGGGTTTAGACATATTAAGCAGAAAAACCTAAAAATAATTGTTTAATATATGGGAATTATTGAAAAAGAGCCACAAGTAATGCAACAAGACTTGTTCGTGCCTGATGCAATCTACGAGTCAGATAATGAGTTGGAGATACCAACCCTACGCATAGATATGCAAGCCACAATGTTGTTCTATTCCTTTCGTTTGCTTTGGTGAGCAGAAACGCACCTATCAGATGAACGGGACAGGTACATTACACTTCTACACTGACGATTATCGGTTCAGTACCGTCTATGAGCATCCCGAGAAGATATTGCAACACAATCCTCAGAATATCGTTGAGCCAAACTTTTCTTTATTCAACGACACTCCTATTGCCTTTGGTATGCAAGCGGTCTATAAGAAACGATTGGTAGCACGTTGTATGCAAGACAAAGGTATATGCGTGTTCGTGGATTTGAACGTAGGTGCGAAGTTCTATCGTCTGAACATGGTTGGTGTTCCTCGTGGGTGGTCGGCATTTTGCACAAGAGGCTATTCAGACAGACTAAATTACCTTGCGTTCGAGTTGGAGATAGCAAAGGAATGGTCAGAGGGAAATCATCTTACTTTCGTCGTCTATGGCGGTGGCGAGAAAGTCAAAGCCTTTTGTCGTGAGCATGGACTGATTTATGCCACTCCTACGTTGAAGATAAAAAAGCAAGCAAAGGCTCTTGAAGCCATCAAGGACACCATAGCTTTCTTTGGGCAGGAAATCAAGATTGACACTCAACTACCAACGGCCAGTAATCTATTCGATAGGCAGATAGAAGATTTCTCAAAATAAGTTGATTTGGTGCTTTATTATGAAGAGGGTTTACAGCCCTCTTTTTTAGTATTTTTAACAATAAAAAGATAAAATACCATTTCGTATATTTGCATATATGTGGATTTATTCGTATATTTGCATATAAGAAAAAAGATAGAAACAACCAATTATACAGAAAAGTTATGAAAACAAACAGTATTAAGTTCAGCGAACTTCAAGAGTTCAACGACAGCAATTCACTCGTGCTTATTTCAACAACGTTCTCTGACGGATTTGATTTCAGTGAAGTGAATGATTTTCTTTCCGATGAACTTCGTTTCTCAACAGGCAAGAATCTAATAGGTGTGCATTTCATCGAAGACAACGTTGAAGGTGACGAAGGTCGCAAAGATTGGTTGCTTGAGTTCGACCATGAGGAAGTTCAATTCAACCCTTTAGCTCGTCTGATGTTTCCTGACTTGAAGTGGACTTCAGATTTTATCTACATCTATAAAAACGATTATATCAGCGGTTCGGAAGTTCCAAACGACTTTGACGAACAGGAGGACGAACAGTAAATCTATGGAGTCTATAATCATAAAAAGTGACTGAACTCAAACGGTTGTCACACCAAAGAACAAGACCGACTTTCAGTTAGAGGAACTACAAGATATAGTGGAGGGCTACATTGAAATTCTCCAAATCGGTAGGACACGAATTATGGTTCTTAACGAAGAGGGAAAAATTCACGGAAAGCCTTACAACGAGAAAGCAACGGAATTATGTATCAAGGCAGGCTACAATGACTACATAGTAGGCAATGTGTTGGTTTGCGACTCACACTTAGTAAAATAATATGGAACAGATAACAAAGCCAATGTTGGCAACAGGATATGACAAGAGCAGAATCAAGTTTCCTTGCCTTGTCCAAGCAAAACTCGACGGATGCCGTGCAATTTGTTTAATTGGGAATGATAATCAGGTGCATATACTCTCGCGCGGCAACAAAGAGTATAATGTACCGCACTTGAGAGCGTGGGCGGAGAGTCATCGTGACCTCCTCCCGCTCGACGGTGAGCTTTACAACCATAAGGATTTATCATTCCAGCAGATTTGCTCAGCTGTGAAATGTTGTTCGTCATGGACCGACAAGCTGAAGTATGTGGTGTATGACAAGCCCGTAAGCGGAATGAAAAACAAGAACCGATGGGCGGAACTCCTTTGCGACTTGGAAAACGAGAATGGTGTTATCGAACTCTGTCAGACGATTATCTGCCACTCGTTTGAAGAGATTGAACGATGGCACGATTATTTCGTTCAGCAAGGCTATGAAGGTGCTATCATTCGTAATATGGATGCTTTCTACACGGAAGGTCGTTCTAATAATCTGATGAAGCTAAAAAAGTTTGATACTGACGAATTTAGAGTAGTAGATGTGCTTGAAGCGGAAGGACAGGACAAAGGAACGGCACTCTTCAAGTTAGTGAATGGCTCATGTATCTTCCATGCACGACCAACGGGCAGTAAGGAACTACGAGCCAAGTACCTCACCGAGAGACAACAGCTTATCGGGAAGATGTGTACCGTTAGGCATTTCGGTTACACCGATGGCGGAATCATACCACGTTTCCCGGTTGCATTAGGAATAAGAGATTATGAATAAATCCAAAAACCAATTAAACAATATGAGTAACTTATCAATTTCAAAGTGGGCAGCCGAAGAAACTCCTATTTATAGGGCAGAGAATCACGGATTGCAAACACTGACAATTCCTGAACTTTTTTCAATTATCATAGGTTCGGGAAGCGAAGAACACAATGCTGTTGAACTGATGCGTGAAGTTCTTGCTGACAATGACAATAGCCTAAATGTTCTTCAGAAGAAAGACGTACCTTCGTTGATGCAATACAAAGGCATTGGTATGAGCAAGGCGACAAAGATAATGTCAGCTATGGAATTAGGAAGAAGAATGGCTTGCGAGGAAGTAAGTTCTGTAACAGAATTCAAAAGTGCATTAAGTGTGTTTAGGTATATGCAACCACGAATCGGTAATATGACACACGAGGAATTTTGGATAATCTATATGAATCATAATCAAAGACTCATTAAAACTTTAAAATTATCAGTTGGAGGTTTGACAGAAGTTTGTGCCGATTTGAGAATAATTATTAGGGAAGCAGTCCTTTGCAATTCTACTTGTCTTTTTATCTGCCATAATCATCCAAGTGGTTCTTTGAGACCGTCAAAGTATGATGATCAATTAACCCAGGATGTTAAGAAGGCATGTGATACGATGAGAATTAGATTGCTCGACCACCTCATTATTACTTCAAGTGATTATTACTCTTATCATGAACAAGGAAAACTATACTAATATGAAAACAACAAATTTAACACCAATCATGAAGCAGTACAACTACTTAAAAGCAAAGCATCCAGACACGCTCCTATTGTTCCGCTGTGGTGACTTCTACGAGTCTTACGACGATGATGCTACAACCGTTTCCCGAATACTTGGTATCACACTCACGAAGCATAATGACACAAAAGTTCGTCTTGCTTGCTTTCCTTACCACGCACTCGATACTTACTTACCCATTCTTATCAGAGCAGGTAAACGTGTTGCGATTTGCGACCAGTTGGAACTTTCGAAACAACGTAAGATAAGCATTGATGAATTACTATCGCCTAAAAAGTAACACAGTTATGAGTTCAATAAGATTTAGCCTTAATCGCGATGAATTAAAAATCATCCTCGATGCATTGCAAAATCAAGTATGGTCGTATGAAACCGCAAAGCACCGCAATACAGGAGTCGATGATGAAACTATCGACAAGTGGATTTCCGAAGTGCTTGATGTAAAGGATAAATTAAAAGAAAAACTTGCGAATAGAAGATATTAGTATTAACTTTGTAATCAAAAAAGCATTATGATACCACAATTAATCAAAGACTATGCAACTAATTTAGGTTTTACAAAACAAAAAATATACTTCAAACAAGACGGGATAACGTATTACCATTTATCAAAACCGCGAGAAGATGGTCTAAGTCATAAAATAGGTTTTCCAACGTTGGTTCGGATTAAGCATGGTAATGTAATAGAAGTCCCTTTTGATGAAGCAAAGACTATAATCATAGAGGCTTCTAAGGCACTGTAACTATTTTGTCGATATATTCAGTATTTACCAACAAACCATCTACTCTTAGAATGCCGATACCAGCGGATATGTCTGCCAATGATAGTATTTCATGTAGAGACCAGAAGCCATTTTTCTGAGGGTCATATATAATCAGCTTCCCGTCTATCATTTCGGAACAAACTATATGACCTTCTAAATCTTTGTCTTTGTAATCCCATTCTATCGTATAACGTCCTCCAGATGAAAGCTGTTTCATCAGTTTTTTATACAATTCATTTTCATTATCTCGTTCTGATTTAATAACGTTGACCTGAATAGGTTTCTTTTTCGTATTTAACCAACTCATAGCAGTATTATCCTCTAACTGCTCGTAGAAAGACGTGTCCTTTCTTCCTTTTGCTGTCACATCAAATCCGCGCCTACGTAATTCGTGTGCGACGACACAACATTGGCAGTTCTCTTTATACTCTATGGCTCCATTGTCTAATGAGTTCCCATTACCCGAATCAGCATCTTCAAATGTCATATATGGCTGTTTTGTAATGCCTAATATTCGTTCTAACTCTTTATGATTTTCTTCTTGTTCGGGCTTGAAAGTAGGTATCTTCTCCTTACCAAAACTATTTTTTGCATCCTTACGGGATTTACGGCTCATTTGTTTCCGCTTTGCATCCTTACTTGCTATCTCCATTGGCTTTTCTAAATCATGAAGATTATCTCTTATCCAATAAGGTAAAGTTTCACGTTGTTTAGCAAGCATAATCTTTTCACTATTATCATGGAACCATGCAAGTGTTTGTTCAGGAAGTTCTGTAATCTCCTTTCCTTTTCCACTATACCATTCATCATCAGTCATGACGATAGGAACGACATAGCAAAGGTCGTTTGGATGCCATCCAGTCCATTTGAACCATTTAGGATAGACACCTGCAAGTTCATCACAAATATCGTCTTTTGGGTGAGAGCCACTGAGTTTGATTTCGTAGCCCTTGATGAAGTCCATTTGTTTCCATCGTTCTTGTTCCGCAGAACGATATGCCATGTTGATTTCGGAACGAGCAAGGCGGATGCTTCTGTATTCGCAATCGTGACAATCCACTGCTTTGCCGTATTTCTGCTTGTAGTCCTTTTGTAAAGAGGGAAAGTCATGTAGGTATTTGCTGACACGTTTAGATAGAGTGACAGCACTCATGCCTTTCTGAATAGCGGAGGAAATGCAGTATTCCATTTCCCTAACCATGTTCTCTGATTGGTTCCAGAGCTTCTGTGACAGGTTCATTCCCTTGTCTCTACGCCTTTGAAACGCTTGCAACGCACTTCCATTGGTTTGATAATACACCTTCGTTCTCTGACCTCCTCTGCGAACTCCGTATGCTTTCAGAACATCGTTAGCGAGTAGGTCTTGAATGAGGTTACTCTGCTTCCATTCCTCGGTAGTATTTGCGTAGATAAGCGTGTGAATATCTCTCACAAAATGGGTTGTAAGGTCTTTTACTCCACGTCTTGACCTTACGAAGTCAGAGAAGCGAAACTCTTTATTGGACTCTCCGTCATAACCCGATTGTACAGCAATGGTTGCAGCCTCCTTTGCTAAAGAGTCATAAATAGTTTGAACAAGAGACATATATTTAGCCAATCTCTTGTTCAATGCTGTGTATCGTTTATTCTGATTTGGTGTTCTCGGTTTCGCCATGATTAAGTAAACATATCAGACATACCTAATGCTCTATTCGCTGATTCTGTTCTCTCTTCCTGTTGTATTCTCTCGTAGGTTTCATCGGCATTGTCGGTAAGGTTGGAGTTTTTGATTGCGTCAAGCTGACTTACTATCGGCTTTCCACCCGATGCCGTAATCCACTTGTTGATTTCTGCGGCTTCATCCTCTTGCACGAATGGAGTGATAACGTGTTCTACCTTAACAGCGTCAACATCCTCTTCTTTCCACCTTGTGTTCATCTTCTTTAAGAATGCCTTGATAACATTCACTTCTCTTTCGAAGAACTCAATCCACGCACCACTCTCTTCACCGATTTTCAAGTGAGCATCAGCAAGGAGTGTCTTTCTCGCGTCATAGCCGATATTACCCAGCGACTTCAAGTTTTCAAAGGAAATATCAGGTATCTGTGCTTGCATGAAGTATAGCTTGATTAGTGTGTCAGAGTGGTACTTCACCGCTTCTATGGCTTGCTGCCATGACACATAAGCCACATCGCCACCTTCGGTAACACGATACACACGACGACTTTCACCTTTCTTTTCTTCACCAACAAGGTTTCCGCTTACCTTGAGGATTGGTGCAGCATTGTAAGCAATGACATCACTATCTCTTGAAATGGTGTATTCGAGGTTTTCCCTCAACACGCAGAGTCCATCCCAAACAGGTTTCATGCGTGAGAGGAAGATGCCAGGGATTTTCTCAATGATGATAGACTCGGCATCCTTTACGGTCTCCCACCCTTTTTGTCCATCTTTCTGCTTCCACTTGTAATGGCGGTCTGATGTGAAGGTCTCAAAGAAGATAGTCCGTTCATCAGCAATCTTCTTTTCGTACTCAAACGACATGGCAATCATATCATCGTACTCGTCTAACAAGGCATAGAGCTTAACTCCATCCATTGGGGAGAACGTCTTGCATTTCAGCTTGTACTCGCTATCAAAGCCGTAGATGGTGTTCTTCTTTTGTACGGTGTACCAAAGAGTGAATATCTGACATGATGCATAGTAAGCAATGCCACGATTGAGGTTGACCGTGTTGATATGGTTTGAAGTGAACACACTTTCTATTGCTTCGGCAATCTGCTTGCGCTCGTCTGTGTCCGTGTTGGTGAAAATACGTTTTACCGGAATGGCAAAGGTAAATTCTGATGTGCGCTTGGTTAAGAGCCGTTCCAAACCCAATGCAATGCGTGCAGCCTTCTCTACATGACCATTGGACTTGATTTTGTCCTCCCTACCCAACTTATCATCCACGATGTTATGCTTCTCGGGATAGTACTCCTTTGAAAGTTTCTCCCACGATGGCACTTCTATTGAATTGTTCTTGAGTGACGAGATAACATTGTCAATGTTCTTGTCCTTGAATAAATCGTCTATATTTTCCATAACTAAAATTTTTCACAAAGATAACAAAGTATTTAATCATTAAATATGAACATTTCTATATATATATCCATAATTTAGTATTTTTAACAATAAATAACGTATATATATATTTATATATTTGCATATATGAGAAAAAAGTCGTATATTTGCATATAGAAAAAAGAAGTAAAACCAATTAACAAGTTTATTATGAAGAAATATCAATTTTCAATCTTTGAACTGTTCAATCTGGATAAAATGAACAAGTCTCAGAAGTGGCTTGCATTTCGGTTTAGTTTTGTAATCTGTGCAATCTTGCTCATCGGTAAGTCATGGTACGTTATCCCATTTATCATTTGGCTGTTGGTACTCATTCCAAAGGTGAAAAACGAATTAGGTTCGGTTTTAGATGAAGACTAAACTCTTTAAGGCACAGCGCAAAGGCTTCCACGACCCCGACGAATGGATTGAGGGTGTCCTCATCGAAGAGGGCGAACGCGCCTTCATCCACTCTCCTGGCTCACTCGTCAAGCCGATTACCAACCACTATGCATACGCACTATGCGTGGAGATAGACAAGGAAACATTAAAACCTGCAAATGAAGAAGAACAATGACAAAGGAAGAATTAGGAAAGCTACCATTCCATTTCGTTTCGCATATTTCGTTTGAGGATGAACATGTCACAACGTATGCAAGTGAAGACAATAGGATTGGTTTTAGCAACCACGTACCTTTCAAGGACGGACACCCGAACCACCGAAAGAAAGCATACCGTATTTATTCGATTGATGGCAAAGTGTTTGAAAAAGAAAAAGAGTTTCTTGAAGCACTTGAATTATATCAACTTAACGTAATACCGATAAGGAAATGACAGAGCATGACAAAAAACTTATCGCAGAGGCAGAAGCATTGCCTCCTATGGAATGGGAGTGCATTTCCAACCTCAAAGAGGAATGCGAGAGCGAAGAAGCGAGGGAACAATTACACTCAATCATGGTGAGCAAGTATCACCGTGACGAGTATTTGCATGATGCTTTATAAAAGTAATAACATAAAAACTAACGAACATGAACAAGAAAGAACGCAAAGCAAGCAAAAGACTTGAAGAAGCACAAAAGATGGTTGCTGAACAAGTTTAAAACAATAAGATTATGAAAGATAACCCAGAAATACATTCTATTGACGAAAACACACCTCACAAAGTATCTGAGGTTATATGTGTGCAATGTGCTTATAGATGGCTGGCTGTTAGACCAGTTGTTACTCGATTAAAAGACCTTGAATGTCCTTGGTGTGGCAAACAAGGGTTTGTAATCGAAACAGGTGAAGTTATCAAAGAATGACTTATGAATAAGATTCGATTTACACACCCGTTACTACCATCAAATGTGCGACTAATTGCTTGGGAAAATGGTTATCATATCTATGCAAAAGTTGATAATGAAGATGTGGTGGATAAACAAGGGAATCAAAAGTGGAGTAATGTCAAGGAAGCTGAAAATGCTGTCCGATGGTATATGTCAAATAATAAAAAACAAGATTATGGCTATCACGAATGAAGATATACAGAAAGTTCAAATCATCGCAACTTGCAAGGATGGGCAACATCTTATATCGGTGTCGGATGATGAGATACTCATTCGCTGCATTGTAGAATGGTGCAGGTTTATGCGACTCAAAGAAAAATTGTTTGCCGAATGTTCGCTTAAAGAACTAATAACTGATAACAACTAAATTCAAAATCATAAAAACTAATTAAATCATGGCTAAAGAAGAAGAAACAAAAATCATCGCCTATAAAGGCTTCGATAAAGACCTTAAATGTAGAGGTTTTCAATATGAGATTGGCAAGGAATACGAATTGCCAGAAGGTGAAGAACCCGAATTGTGTAAGCAAGGCTTTCATGCTTGCGAATCTCCATTAAATGTGTTTGATTATTATTTTATTGACGATAACGCTCAATTTGCTCGTTTCTGTGAAGTTGAGCAAAGTGGTGTCGTGAAGAAAAAAGACAACGGAGAAAAGAACGTCTCATCTAAAATCAAAATCAAAGCTGAACTGAAATTCGCTGATTTTATTAAATTGGGGGTTGAACGGATAAAGGAGAAGACCGCACCACAAACAATAGGTGAGAAGAAAAATGAGATTGGTGACGATGCACAGATTGGCAGCAGCGGTAACTATGCAAAGATTGGCAGCAGCGGTAACTATGCAAAGATTGGCAGCAGCGGTAACTCTGCACAGATTGGCAGCAGCGGTTACTCTGCAAAGATTGGCAGCAGCGGTAACTATGCACAGATTGGCAGCAGCGGTGACGATGCACAGATTGGCAGCAGCGGTGACGATGCACAG